TTTTTTCTGAGGTGATTGGAGGACGCGCCTCCGGCGACCCAACACCCAAACCCGAATTGTCAAACAACAAAGTAAGAATACCTATATACCAACAACTTGTCAAGCCCTTACTAGGGCGCATAGTAGGCATTGTTACAATACTGTTACATAAGAAAATATTTCTACAACTAGCCACCCAATGAGACAGGGTTTAGAGTGGTGCATGAATAAGCCAGACACCCTAACCCCTAAACAATCCGCGTTCGCCGGATTCGTTGCCAAGGGGTTGAGCTATTCCGACGCCTACCGCAAGGCGTACCAGACCAAAGCGTCCGACGCTGCCATCAACGTCGAAGCATCCCGTATGATGAAGAAGGAAAAGATACGGAAAGCAGTCGAGGATCTGCGGGCAGACAAGAAGGAAGCCAAGACGGCACACAAGCAACTGAGCCGTAAATGGGTGCTTGAAATGCTCAAGAAGGAAGCACTAGATGACGGCAACCCACCATCTACGCGAGTGCGGGCACTAGAGCTGTTAGGTAAGGCAGAAGGTGCTTTTGACGACTCCACAAGGATGATCGTGGAGCATAGGAGCCCGGAGGATATTGAGAGCGAGCTAGAGCGTAGACTGGGGAGATTGTTCGATAGCTGATAGCCCTTTTGTTGAGGGGTGAAAAGCGCACCAGATGCTCTGTCAGGCACCTAAAACGGTGAGCGTAGGGTCCTAGAAAAATTTTCTGGAGTGGTGTTCTCGCTTCTCCCTTCGACTAACCCGTACAGTCGCTTCTCCCTTCGACATACCCCTACGTTATGAATCGCTACTCCTTGCGATAAACCTACACGTACTCGCTTCCCCATTCGCTTCTCCCTTCGGTTAACCCCACCGTTATTCAGAAAAAATTTCTGGGTCCATGCTCTGCTCGGTTTTGTCCAGAAAAAGTTTCTGCATAAAAAAACCCCCCAGATGAATAATCTGAGGGGTGCTGACTGCGGGTCATGGGATGGGGCGGTTAGTTTAGTTTACCGTTTTAACGGCAAGGGAAGGTGCTGCGTTCGCGTCTCCGCGGATTTCGAACTCCGTCGGTGCACCGATTGCATCGTTCACAATCTTAGTGCGGTATGCTTCGAGCGAAGCGCGGATCTCGGCCATCTTGGTGATTTCTGTGTCGAGAACCTGCAGAGCCTCGCCCACGTTTTCGCACTCATCGAGTTCGAACATGAATTGGTTGTTCTCATGTTCGAAGTAGAATTTACCCTCGGTTTCTGCAGCCTCATCTCTCCGGATGGCATCCGCAGCCTTGGTGAACACCGGAGACTTCGGGTACCGCTTGGCACCTTCAGCCTGCCGACATTCGTCGTCGGAGAACTCGACAAGTGCGAGTTCATCTTCGATGACCGCCATCATGTCTGGGTGGCTCCCGTGGTCCACCAACGCCGCTAGTAGGCTCTTCGAGCGTGTGAAGTAGCTCTGTACCGCTTTCCGCTTCGTAGCGGGTGCAGCTTCGAACGTCTGGAGATACAGACGTTCCAGAGCGTCAAAGCCGTTGCCTTTTGTTGTCGTGACTGCGTGTACCATCATGGCGACCATTGGTGCGGATGCTTTCGCCGCATCGGTCGAACGTGAGATGATGCGCGCCATTGTGGTGGCAATTGTTTCAATCTTCATAATGTGGTTCTCCATTTGGCGCAGCTTGCGCCATGTGAACCCCATCCCATAACCCGTATTATCAATCAGCTTAAGGAAGGTAGTACAATCGACAACATTGGGAAGGGGCGTCGAGAAATTTTTTCTGGCTGTATACAACCTGCATACTTATTCAGGAAATTTTTCTACCGGCCACCCCCATCGACCCCCGGTAGGGGAGGGGAGGGGTCCAGAGGCTTCGGTGCTAGTCTGCGGGGTAGGTAACTTCTGCACATTCTGGGACATCATATGGGCAGCCTTTTCTCGTTTTGCTTTTCCTTTTGTTCAGTACACACCCCCTTGACAAAATTCAAAAAAAAAACCAAAATCTAAGGGCCTTTCCGCTAGTAAGTACTTAGTAAAAACTTAGTAAGTACTTAGTAGTATATACTTAGTAAATTTACTTAGTTATATTTACTTAGTAAGTAGTTTTATTAAGGATAAGGTAAAGAGGTAGTTATTACCTAAGTAGTAATTACTATCTAAGTAGGTACTATCTATGGAAAAAAAGATTTTTCGCACGCTAGCGGCAGTGTGTGTTGTTTTTTTTACGTCTTGTACGACTGTTACAGCGCTAGATGTTGGTGATTGTACGTTTTTTGTAGGTCCTGACGACGATCTAGTTCTCTCGTATGAGGTTGTTTTGGCATGTGCTGGACTAATTGTGGTTAATATTGTCTAAGAATTACGATAGACAGTTTGGTTTGAAGGCCAGTTGGATCAGATCCTTGCCTTGTCATGCTTGTAATGCCTACCCACCCAGTGATCCTGCCCATATGAAGTCTCGTGGGGCTGGTGGTACCAGCGATCACCTTGTGCCACTTTGCCGAATGTGCCATATAGAGCAGCATGCAAAGGGTATTAAGACTTTTTTCGCAGGATTGGGGAGTGCCTCCCACTTGGACACCGCAGCCTCGTACCACAAAGAGTGGCTGGATGTCGAGGGCTGGACAGACCCGTCCTATAACCTTGACTTCTGAAGGCGATCTAAAGCCAATCGTTGTCTCGGAGGCAGTTGAGGTCATCTGGAAGGCTGTTGGGGCTTACATGGCCTCTACAGCGTCTCAGAGGGGTACTAGATCCTCCATCCGCCATCTCTACGAACCTCATGGACCGGGCAAGGTTCGGTATACAGGCCCCACTGCGGAGAACATCCTAGAAGATTATTTAGCCGGACTTGGTTATAATCGTTGTAGCAGGATGTGGCTTGATTTTTCAAGGGTTGTCATTGACCATGCCGAACAACAGCGCACGGGAGATCCTGAAGTGGCCTTCTGGTGCAAAATTAACAAAGTACCTTTCCAGCCATAGCCAAGCGGACTTGCTCAAAAAGCATGCAAGGCTGTTGATGAAGGCTCAGTTGCTTTCACTGGAAGAGAGGTACGATGACGCCTCTCCATACAGGCATGCTGCCGACGACATCCTGAAGTGGTTCGAGACTGGCAATGGAACAGAGCCTTCTAAATAAGATCAAGTCTCTGCCCGACAAGGAAAAGGCAGAGCTTCTCTCCTTAGTCGAAGAGTTGAACAAGGCCAAGGACAGGGTTGCAGCTCAGTCGGACTTCTTGTCGTTTGTAAAAGTGGTATGGCCTGCGTTTATTGAGGGTGACCATCACAAGGTGATGTCAAACGCCCTTAATAGAATTGCCGATGGGTCGTTAAAAAGACTTATTATCAATATGCCACCACGGCATACCAAGTCTGAGTTTGCCTCACATCTGTTTCCGGCGTGGTTCCTTGGCAAATTCCCTGACAAGAAAGTAATTCAGACCGCACACACGGCAGAACTCGCGGTCGGGTTCGGGCGTAAGGTGCGTAACCTTGTGAACTCCGAAGACTACCAAGACGTTTTCAAGGATGTCTCACTTTCCTCCGACTCAAAAGCTGCTGGTCGTTGGAGCACTAACAAGAATGGTGAGTACTTCGCTATTGGTGTTGGTGGTGCCGTAACAGGTAAGGGCGCAGACGTTCTGGTTATTGATGACCCGCACTCCGAGCAGGAGGCGGCGATGAACGATCCGTCTATCTACGACAAAACCTACGAGTGGTACACATCCGGGCCTAGGCAGAGGCTCCAGCCCGGAGGTGCCATTTGTATCGTGATGACCCGGTGGTCTAAACGCGATCTTACTGGGCAGATTATTAAATCGTCTGTAGAGCGTGGTGGGTCCGATGAGTGGGAAGTGATTGAGCTTCCTGCGATCCTACCTAGCGGCTCTCCACTTTGGCCGGGATTCTGGCCTATCAACCAGCTAGAGGCATTGAAGGCAGAACTACCTCTGTCTAAGTGGAACGCTCAGTACCAGCAGGACCCAACATCAGAAGAAGGTGCAATTGTAAAGCGGGAGTGGTGGCGCGAGTGGCCGGGAAGAAACCCCCCACCCTGTGAGTTTGTTATCCAGTCGTGGGATACCGCGTTTCTTGCAAAAGAAACAGCAGACTTTAGCGCATGCACCACATGGGGAGTGTTCTATGATGACAACGGTAACTCGAATATTATATTACTAGATGCCCTACAAGAAAGATTAGAGTTTCCTGACTTGAAGGTGCGGGCATACGATATGTACAAAGAATTTGACCCGGATGCTTTTATCGTAGAAGCAAAAGCAAGTGGTTCACCCTTGATATTTGAGCTTCGCAGAATGGGAATCCCTGTCAGTGAGTACACACCGAGCAGGGGTAGAGATAAGATTGCTCGCGTAAATGCAGTATCCGACTTATTTTCATCAGGACTTGTGTGGGCACCCAAGAAGAGATGGGCAGAAGAAGTTATTGAACAGTTTGCTGCTTTTCCTGCTGGAGACCACGATGATCTAGTCGATGCAAGCACTCAAGCATTGCTAAGGTTTAGACAGGGTGGATTCATTTCCTTAAACACTGACGAAAAAGAAGAGGAGTTTTTCCGTCACCGAAAGGCAGCGTATTACTAATGGCTACTACTGAAAGAGATTTCCTAGAGCGACTTGAGCGCAGCCGCATGCGAGATATTCGTCGCATAGCAGCCTCAACTCCTCGGAAGGTTGAGAGCGAAAGAAATATCTTTGATCGCGTAGAAGACTTTCTTGGTAGCAAAGAAGGAATCGCACTTTCCCTTGCCCCTCAAGCATCAATACCCGTAGGCTTGGCGGAAACCACCATTGGGCTTCGTAACAGAAGCATTCCTCAAACCGGATTAGGCCTTCTTGGTTTACTTCCAGTTGTAGGGGGATTAGCTAAAAAAGCTGCATTAACAGGGCCTATGGCACGATTTGTCACCAGAGAAACGGTGAGGCCTACGACGGTGGCGGCGCTCGAAAAAGGATTACTGGAATCTGGTCGAGCGACTATCAAGGCACGCCCGAATGGGAGCAAGGTGTGGATTGAAACCACAGACCACCCTGATTTTGTAGACATTTATGATGATGCGGTTGGCGGGTTTGTGACCGATGCACCTCGATCCAACTTGGATGAGCTTCTGGATGACTATTCCTACCAACGGAAGGTGATACCCGAACCCGAGATTGCACCTAACTCACTTATTGATATTGATAACGATCTACTGCGTACTGCGGCTGAGTCCACCAGAAAAGCCCCTCGGGAAGCGACAGGGGACGTTGCGCTTATGCGCGTGGGCGAACCCTCGCAAATGGATAAGCTTGTCTTGGCCGCGGGAGAAGGCGACGAGACTGCGACTCGGACTCTGCGGGATGTGAAGACGGCTTATGGTCCGGTACGCACTGCCCTTAAAGACCGATTCGGTGAGACTGTGACCCTTTACCGATACACGGACCCAGAGATTGAGGCGCTTTACGATAACAAGCCGACGCAGCTGTTTACTTCCGAGCGGATGGCAAGAGATTTTGCCTATGAAGGTAGAAGAGCAGACGCGGTTGAGGTGAGGATTGATGACATTATTGCGGCCCCAGCTAAGGATAAGATCAATAATGGGTACCATGAGTTTATCGTTGACATCCGGGGGTTGGGGCGATGAGATGTGTGGTATGCGGTAAGAAGTATGACAAGGACTAAACGCCGTTTAAGGCTTTGGTTACATAACTGAACCACCCGTTAAGTATATAAGTAGATAATTACTATGGCCGTAGATAAAAGCCTTACAGAAATCTTCCCAGAAGATATTCTAATGGCAGAAAACACCGACATTGAGTTCCCAGAAGAGGATATGATGGAAGCCCTTATCATCGAAGAAGATGATGGGGGCATGACATTTGATTTTGATGGGGGCCAAGAAGAGGTTGGTGAGATTCCGTTTGCGGCGAACCTTGCTGAGTACGTTGACGACAGCACGCTTGGGCATTGCGCCTCCAAGTTGATGCAGATGTTCAAGGACGATAAGTCTAGTAGGTCTGATTGGGAGAAATCCTACAAAGAAGGGCTTGATCTTCTTGGACTTGAAATGGAAGATCGCTCAACGCCATGGCCGGGAGCATGCGGTGTATTCCACCCAATGTTGTCCGAAGCGGTTGTCCGTTTTCAGGCACAAACCATTCAGGAGATATTTCCTGCTAAAGGTCCCGTAAAAACAAAAGTATGGGGGCAGACAACACCAGAAACTATTTCCCAAGCAAAGCGTGTTCAGGAGTACATGAACTACCAATTGCTTGAAGTAATGACAGAGTACCGCGCAGAAACGGAAAAGATGTTGTTTAGTCTCCCGCTGTCCGGTGCTGCGTTTAGGAAGGTGTACTACGATCCGACCTTGGGCAGACCGTGCTCAATGTTTGTTCCGGCTGAAGATTTTGTTATCTCGTATGACGAGTCTTCGCTAGAAAATGCAGAGCGTTATACCCATGTAATGAATCGAAGCTCTAATTACATCAGGAAGCTACAGGTTAGTGGTTTTTATCGTGACGTAGAACTCACTGCATCAGAGCCAGCGGCAGACGTAATCAAAGACAAATACGATGAAATTTCTGGTGTATCGTTTTCAGGGTCTGATGATGATCGCCACCAACTCCTTGAAATTCATGTTGATTATGATCTTCCCGGATTTGAGGACCCTGACGGAATTGCACTGCCTTATGTAATTACAATTGACAAGGGCTCTTCTGAGATTCTTTCTATCTACAGGAACTGGGACGAACTTGATCCCAACCGGAAGAAAGTCGAACACTTTGTTGATTATGGTTATGTGCCCGGAATCGGGTTCTACAACCTTGGATTGATTCACATGATCGGCGGACTAGCAAAGTCTGCTACCAGCCTGCTCCGTCAACTCGTAGACGCTGGCACCCTGTCTAACTTACCCGGTGGCTTAAAAACACGAGGGCTAAGAATCAAGGGTGACGACACACCTATTATGCCCGGAGAGTTTAGGGATGTAGATGTTCCGGGTGGAGTTATTCGGGACAACATTACGTTCCTTCCCTACAAAGAGCCGTCATCCGTTCTGTATCAGCTTTTAGGCACTATCGTAGAAGAAGGTCGCAGATTTGCTTCTATGGCAGACCTGAAGATTGATGACATGCGGCAAGATGCGCCCGTAGGTACAACGCTTGCCATTCTTGAGCGGGCCATGAAGGTGCAGTCTGCGATTCAGGCAAGGATTCACGCCAGCCTTAAAAAAGAATTTAAGATTCTTGCAAGAATTATTCGCGACCACACGTACCCCGCGTATCCGTACCAAACAGAAGAAGAAGCTGAAATCAAGGTTGCCGACTTTGACGACCGCGTAGATGTATCCCCCGTATCCGACCCCAACGCAGCAACAATGTCTCAGAGGTTGATGCAGTACCAAGCTGCACTACAGCTTGCTGCACAAGCTCCGGGTCTTTACGACCTACCCATGCTTCATCGTCAAATGATGGAGTTGATTGGCATACCGAACGCCGACAAGATCGTCCCGTCTGAAGATGAAGGCACTCCGGTTGATCCTGTTACGGAAAACCAAAACATCCTCACGATGAAGCCGGTCAA